AAACGCGATGAAAAACGTCAATAATAATTTCATTACTTCCCCCTTAATTATCAATCTGAATCGTTAGCGCACCGACTGAAAACGCGGGGGCAGAATCGCCATTATTGATTGTTTGTGCAATCGTTAAATCAGTGCATACAATCGGGTTTCCTGATGATACCGCATCAATCACACCAAAGGAGGTAACGCTCCCCCAGTTTGCTGTCGGCGCGGGAAAGGTAATAGCTGAAGCATTGCTAATTGTTCCATTTGTCCCTGAGCTTGCGCCGGTTGCGTTTCCGTGCGTGCCGTTCCAAGCGGCTTGTGATCGCGCTATCGCTACACGGGCATAACTGCCGCCCGTTACTTCAGTACCAACAGCGGCATCGGTGCAACTGGTCGTAAAAAGCGCAATGTAATAGGAGGCGGGTGCGGACTCACTAAAAGCCGCACCTCTAAAAACATGGTCAGCTATTTTGTTTTCTGCATAGTCGTTTAAAGAAACAGCAGATACTTGGCAGGCTAAAGCCATCAGCACCATTGCAATCATATATTTAATTTTTTTCATTCTGACTTCCTATTTTATTTTAATAATTTTTCTGCTAAAAAACCGATTACACTAAAAATAACACCAGCACCAAAGACTAATCCAGAATAAAATCCTTTTTGTTTATTTTGCTGCGCCCTTATCTCACGTAAACCAAGCTGTATGTCCTGCATATAAGCCTCGGTACGTTCTCTATGATCTGAGTTTTCTCTATGCATATCTTTGCACCTCTCTTCTAATCGTGTTATTCGCTCAAAACAAATCTGGTCAGGCATTAGGGTATTTTTCCTATTAATTTATTAAGTGCGTCATACGCTTTATCATTTCCCGTCATATCCTGAGCAGCCCCCGTTACTGTGCAACCCGCCCCGATATTAAGCCCACCTCCTGTAAATTCGCGCATACTACTTAGCTTTGTTTCGCAACGCTCTTCAGTTACCGTCACTATTCCTGTGATCTGGGATGTATGCGTGGTGATCGTATGCTTTTTATTCGAGTAATTCGCGCAACTTGCCAACGCAAAAAGCGCACATAACAAAATTATTCGCATTCCAGTTCATTAATATAAAGTTCAATACTATGATCATCCCAAGTCGGATTGCGCAGGCATTCCACACGGTTTAAATTAATCACAGGGTAATTGTGTCGATAGAGCGTATAGCGTGCCATTAAAGGCACAATATCTGCCCGAAAACGGTAATTAATCTGTGAAAAATAAAACTTCTTTTTAGAGTGCTGCGCTTTGGGCGAACCAAAACCGACCCATGACACTTCAAAACCCTGCTTTTTCAGCTTGGCGGCACACATTAAAGCCAGCGCCCCACCTAAGCTATGGCCTGTTAGAATCACGGGCTTGCTAATATCAAGCTTATCTTGCAAAAATTCAGCCGCACGACGACCGCCCTTTAAAAAACCGGAATGACACCATCCGGCATCTTTGTCGTACCAGGGGATAAGTCGAAAATCACGCAACACATCAATCCAGCCACGGCCTGCAAATAACGCCCCCGTTTCTGTACCACGAAAGGCGACAATTTGGACATCATCCTGCCATTTTATGATCCCTTCGCATTCGCGCAAGTTAAACGACTCATAGCCGTAGGATTGTTGGCAGATTTTTGCAAGGGTTGCGTGCTTCATGGGCTTATACCTTAGTTAGCTTGATAATTGCGCGGGGATTAGTAGACAAGTTCAATTGGTTTGATTGTGCCTCTAAATCAATCCCCTTATTGAACGACCGCTGCTCTTGCTTGGCATAAAATGGCAATCCCATTGTATTAACGGTTTCCATGTAATCGGCCGGAGCAAAGCGGGTAATTAATAAGCCTTGTACGATAGGAATTAAGTACGCTTCATCTGTACCGATAAATTCAATCGAACCTACTTTTCCGTAGTATTCAACAAATTCAACCCCCGCTACCGTAAATCCACGCTGCCGATGATCGCCCAAGAGGATATTAGCCGCTTCACTCCAACCTGCATAAGCCGCGTCAATGGTTTCATGACCGACTAAAGAATCAAAGAAATTGCGTCCACAGAAACAACGCCAGCCAGTAATCACACCGGAGTCACCAATCGCATCCTCAGCTTTACGCTTAGCGGCCACAATTTTATCTCTAACTTTGGTGGCTGTGGTTGTTAAGGCCATTGCTTGCGTTTGCTGAGTCACCCCAAACTGAGTAAAAACATCTAATAAAACACTTGACCCATCTGCATCAAGCACTTGGCCTTTAATCGCACCAATTCGATGAAACGCCATTGTTGCTTCTAAACGGTTGCGCATTTTGGTTAATTGCTTGTCAACTAACGCTGCAACCATTTGCTGATCTGTTTCAGAGCCAAACGCTCTAACATTCTGTATTTCATCGGCATTAAGGCCGCTGAGTGTTGGTAAATGAATGGTTGAAAAAGGAATTGCTTTGCGCTTGCTTTTTCCTGTTACATCACCCGGCTTACCACGCTCTCCAGCAGGTACTAAGCTTAATGAATCGCCGTCTATTTCAATCCAAACAGCGGTTGATGTTACGCCCTCTTCTTCAAATAAATCATCAATCACACCAGGGACGTGCTGCCCTTCTGTTGATTGATTAATTGAGGCCGTTAGGCTTGATACGCCGAACGCATCCCCTTCTAAAATATCTAATCCTGGCATTGATTTTCTCCAAACATAAAAAAACCCGCATTAAGCGGGCTGTTATTAACGAATAATGATTAAGGCTTATCGAACAATAATATTCAAAGCGAGTAAATCCGCTGTACCAGCAGCATTATTGCCGGTTAACGCATCACCAGAAACTTCGCCTAAACGAGCAAATATAACCCCCTTGGCATCACCGTCACTAGCATCAACGCCTGCATATAAAATACCCGCCGCGACTTCTGATCCTCCTGTCGTTCCATCATCATAATTTTTATATTTACCAGAGGCGGTAATCTTACCGACTAACTGCCCTGCAACAAGGACCTGCCCTGATAGCACAGTAATACCTTCGCGACTGATGCTGCCGTTACCACTGGAAATGATAAACTCGCCTGGGTGAATCTTTTCTGTTTGTGTAGCCATTATTTAGTCCTCATATTGAGCTTCTTACGTTCTGCATAAATATCATGCGAATTAACTGCTTTTGGTTGTTCTTCTGCCACGATAGTCGGAGGGGGTACTGAAGCATTAATTTCTGTATCCCCCGTCACCAACATATCAAACAAGTCAGTTCTGACCTGCTCAACACTCACACCCGATTTAATGTAATCAGCCGCCACTTCAGGCACTTTTGCCGCCGCACAAATCGCGCGGATTTCTGAGGCGACTTGCTCGGATTTTGCAAGGGCTTCCTGTTGATTTTGTTGTTCAGTTTCTTGAGTAGCTTCTGAAGGTTGCTCTTTCGATTGATTGCCTGATTGTTCATTACTACCTTCAGACTTAATCGCTAATATTTCAGCTTCTAGTGCAGCAATCCGATCGGTTTTAATAACTTGCTCAGCTTCAGATACCATAAGCAATGAAAAATCATCATTACTCATCAGATTTAAAATAGGGGTACTTGGCGTTTCAATGGCGGTAATAAATCCACGACGCAGCGCCTCTTGAGCATTCATCATGGTTTCATTTTTTAATAGCGCTTCTAATGAGGCTCTTGATTGCCCAGTTACGCGCTCATAAATATCTAAAAGACTATTTTTAACCGTCACTAAATAATCAGCCGTCTTAAACAAGTCCTCAGCATACCCTTGAACACCCGTTAAAGGTTCATGCACATACATAGTTGTTCCCTCCAGCATAACCCGCTCATTCCCTGCCAAAGCAATGACCGAGGCAATACTAGAAGCCTCACTAAAGACCACGGTTTTTATATGCGCAGAGTGACGCGATAAATAATTAAAAATACCTAATCCAACACTAACACTACCGCCCTTTGAGCTGATATGCACTTCGATATTATCAACACTTCCTAGCGCTTCAACATCAGCGATGAATTCTTCCTCTGAAACTCCATTTTCAAAAAAACCACCCCCGATAATTCCCCTGATATTAACAACAGGGGTCGCACCACTTTTATCTATATTGTAAAATTCTTTCATCAAGTATCACTCTCTGTTGTTAATTTAAGTTCTCTTTCACGATTCATATCTTCAGCCCTTTCTTCATCGACCTTGATTGCATCGCGGTTATTTTTAGTAATTTGTTGCTGCCTTGATTCCAATCCGCCTTCTCTGTCTACTTTTCTTGCGTTGGCATCTTGCAACGGGTGAATAGATGGCCATGCAGGGGCGGTATGGTCTGCACGTATGTATTCGTGCCGCTTGGTTTCAAATCGGGGCGCACTAATCGCACCGGATAAAACAGCGGCATCAATAACAGAATCCCACATCACCCTGCAAACTTGCTGAATAGTGATAAGGTCTTGCGTTTGCTCAACTTCTTTACGGTATTGGTTCATGATGGCTCGCCAAACCCGATCATTAATGCCTCGGTAATCACCTGTAGTTAATTCGTATGGCACGTCTTGCCCAGCGGAAACAGCAAGCAATTGGCGACGCTGAAAATCTTCATAGCCCGCACCGGTTTCATCGCCATTAAATAGCTCGATGTTTTCACCAGGCAATAAACTAGGAAAAGTTCCTGTTTCTAAGTCCAACATAGGGATTCCGTTGCCATCATCAACAATCGGTTGCCCAGAAATCGGGTCATATTGATAATCTACTTCTCCATAATCAGGACGATGAATCACCCCTGTAAACTGTGACCGTGTTTCTTTACGGGTCAATTCTGCATCGTCGTATTTATCAAATACGTGCGCTCTTACCATTGATTGCACGGCATTTGGATCCCCGCGCATTTGTCCGGGTCTAAGCGGCACATAATGGTGAATAATTTGCTCAGCAGGAACGCGAACTAGGCCGCTAAAATCCATCATGCCTTCATGCGGATGTTTTTTATACATCCAGTATGCAACGCGATTCCCCGCTAAATCCATCTCGATACCTGAAACAATCTCATTACCATTGCTTGCTGATTTATTCAGGCTAACAGGACAAAACGCCGCTTCTAATACCTGGAATTGCACAGGAATAGGCAGGCCGGCGGACAATTTTCTCTGCCTTATTCTCACAAAGACTTCACCGCTTTCTTTTCTTGCCCGTGCTGCTTGCCATTGAATGCCATAAGCACTTAATATTCCGGTCGCATCAGCATGTGGAACGTAGTCATTCCATAATTCACGCATGTCCATTCTAAATTTTTCATTTGGCGCTTTTGAGCGGGGAATAATTCCCGTACCAATTTCGTTAGCAATATCGGCCTTTAATCCACGCGATAACCAAGGATTATTGCGAATAAGCGAGTGCATACGACGTCGAATAAATTCAACTTCGGTGGTGGCTGCTTTATTGGGGCCTAATTCTGGGGCATCCCACCCACCTAATTTACGACCGGTTGCACTAGCTTCATACGCTCGGTTTTC